ATAAACATTGGAAAATACGCTTTTGATAGCAAAGAACAAGCACAAACTAAAATTAAAGGTTTAGGCGTAGAAACAGATGAAAATGGTAATGAATATCCAACACATAAACACACTATCGTACATTTAGGGCATATAGTAGAACAACAAGGGCAATATGATGAAGATGGTAATGAAGTAGTTGCACCTGTGTTATCTTCTAAATATCACGTTGATGTTTTATGGAAAGGTATTGATGACCATCCTTATGGTTGGAAGTCTTATGCAGTTGATATAAGTGGAAATGGAGTACATTCACTTTTAGGTTTAAACTACGATTCATATAAAATAAGTTAATGTTAGAGCTAATAAAGAAAATATTAACACACCAAGACAGAATAGGTAGAGATAAGTTAGCACATTTTTATAGTGGTACATTAGGCTTTGCTTTATTCTGTATATTAATAAATCCTATTTGGGCATCAGTTATTGTAGTTGGTGCAGGTGTATTTAAAGAAATATATGATATAGTTACAGGTAAAGGACAAGGAGAAGTTTTAGATGGTTTCTTTACTTCTTTGCCTGTTATATTATATTGGTTAGTAGTAATATTCTAAAACAAAGCACACAAAGTGCTAACGAGGTATGAATAAATATAGGTTGTTGTTAGATGCACTTAATAAAACAAAATGGTGGGTATTATTATTAATATTTAACATATACATAATAAATAGCTTTAAAACAGAAATAAAGTATCTTATCAACTATAAAATACTAAACAAAGATGTAATTATAGAAAGATTAGATAGTGATGTTTTAATAGAAAATGCTTTATATGATTTAATGGAAGGAACAAATGCAGATAGAGCATATGTGTTTAGATTTCATAATGGTGTAAATTACTACAATGGAGAACATAAGTCTAAAATGTCTTGTGATTTTGAAGTAACAAGAGCAGGAATAAGTAGTGAAGCACAAAGGTTACAAGATATACCTGTTGGTTTATATGCTAAATGGATAAAAGATGTAATTAATTATAGAATGATACACCCTAACATAGATGATATAGAAGATGTTAGAACTCGTTTAGAATTACAAAGACAAGGAGTAGAAGCTATTGCAGTAGTACCTTATTATAGAAGTGGAAAGATACTTGCTTTAATAGGTGTTGACTATGTAAGACCATTAGATAGCACTAAATTGGCTTATTACTTAAAAGACTCTAAAAGTAAGTTAGAAAATTTTAAGTCAGCAGCAAATGAAATAGGAGATTTATTAAACTAAAAATTATGACAAAGTATTTTAAAGAATTAGATAATTTAGATAAAATGGATAAAACTTTCTTGTTAAGGTTAGACGAAGCAAGAGAAAGAGCAGGAATACCATTTGTAATTAATTCAGCATATAGAACACCAGAGCATAATGCTAAAATAGGTGGTAAGCCTAATTCAAGCCATTTAAAAGGACTTGCAGTAGATATTAGTGTTACTAATAGTAGACAACGTTTTATTGTCTTAAATGCTTTGTTAGAGGTTGGATTTACAAGAATAGGGATTGCAGATACATTTATTCACATAGATTTGGATAATGAAAAAAGTAAAGAAGTAATATGGACTTATTAAAATGGAAGGGTTAGTATTATTTATAGTGTATCTTGTAGCAGTTGCTATTTATAATATTTGTGAAAAGGTAAAGAATAGAAAGAATTGGTAGTATTGCGTATTGCGATACACGATATTATAATAAAAATAGTAGTATGGGAATATTTAACATCATAGCAGACTTATTAGGTATTGGTAAAAGTGCATTAGAAAATAAAGCTAAATTAAAACGTTTAAAGCAAGAGCAAGACTTTGCTATAATAGAGGCACAAACAAAAGCTAATGTTGATAGGATTATGTCTAATACAGATAGTGATAATCAAATTGACTTAATTACTGCACAACAAAAAAGCAAAACATTTAAAGATGAAGCAGTAACATATTTGTTTTTAATACCTGTTGTTATTGCTACTGCAACTCCTTTTATTATAGCTTTTAAAGAAAGTAGTTTTATTAATTTATCAGATGATATAAGAATTTCTTATGAGAACTTGGATAAACTTCCAGATTGGTATAAATATGTATTAGGTGCTATTATTATAGATGTATTAGGATTTAGAAGTTTTGCAAGAAAATTAGTAGATAAATACATAAAATAAAAAAATAGAGGTGCAACTTGTACACCTCTATAATCAATCCTAAAAATAATCTAAAATGAAAAAAACAATTCGTATGCAAATATAAGTATTATTTATTTAAGTAATGTTAAGAAAACGTTAAATATGAAGTCAGAAGAAATAAAACCAAATGATGGTAGAAGAAATAACAGTAGGAAGAAATCAATACCATTAAGTAAAGTACCAGACAGAGAACGTAGTAATGTTCCTGCAAAGAATTACGCTAAGAAGAAAAGAACTAAACAGTATGCTAAGAAAGCATTAAAGAATGTTTTTGGTAGTGAAGTTAATGCGTTTGAAGAAGTAGCTAAGAGAGCAAAGAAAACAGGTAACTACAATATGTATAAGATGTTGTTTGACTATGCTTATGATGATGAGAAAGATGTTAAACCTGTTGCTAATAATGCACCTGTAATTAATTTCTTTGGTAATAGTAATCCAACATTAGAAGAGAAGACTATTGATGTAGAACATAAAGACGTTGATGATGAAGAATCTTAGTATTCACGAAAAGTATCAACCATTATTTAATAGTGATAGTAGATATTATATCGTAACAGGTGGTCGTGGTTCGGGAAAGTCTTTTGGTGTTGCTTTAAGATTATTAATGCTTACTTATGAAGTAGGTCATAAAGTATTGTTTACACGATATACAATGACTTCTGCACATACTTCTATTATACCAGAGTTTGTTGAAAAGATAGATTTATTAGGTAAGAATAAAGACTTTAGGATTACTAAAGATGAAATAATGAATCTAACAACAGGTTCTTCTATTATATTTAAAGGTATTAGAACGAGTAGTGGTAATCAAACAGCTGCACTTAAATCACTTAATGGTATTACTACCTTTGTAGTAGATGAGGCAGAAGAGTTAGATGATGAAGAAACTTTTGATAAGATAGATTTATCTGTTAGAGCAATAACTAAACAGAATAGAGTTATCTTAATATTAAACCCTGCAACTAAAGAGCATTGGATTTACAAAAGGTTCTTTAGGGATGCTTTAGTTAAAGATGGTAGTAACTTAACAAAGAAAGGTGTTACTTACATACACACTACTTATAAAGATAATAAGGCTAACTTACCAGAATCTTTCTTACAGACTATTTATAAGACTAAAAGAAATAATCCAAGTAAATACTTACACCAAATATTAGGTGGTTGGAAAGAACGTGCAGAAGGAGTTATTATAAAGAACTGGAGAACAGGTGTCTTTATGGATAGAGAGTTAATGTGTTATGGTCAAGATTTCGGTTTTAGTTTAGATGATACAACGTTAGTTAAAGTTTCTGTAGATGTACCTAATAGACAGTTATGGGTAAAGCAATGTTATAATAAACCTAACTTATCTACAAGTGAAATTATAAGACTAAACAAGGCTTATGCTAAATCTGATTTAATTATTTGTGATAACTCTGAACCAAGATTAATTAGAGAACTAAAGAATAGTGGTTTAAATATGAAGCCTACTGTTAAAAAGACTGGTAGTATATTAAGTGGTATAGCTTTAATACAAGACTATGAATGGATTATAGATAAAGATAGTATTGATGTTATTAAAGAAGTAAACAATTACGCTTGGAAGGATAAAAACACAGTTCCTATTGACAAATTTAACCACTACATTGACGCTATAAGATACGCTATGCAGTTTCTTGTTCAGGGCAAAAGTTCAGGTGTATACCATATTAAATAGTATTTAAATTATTTTTTGTATATTTGCTTTATGAAAAAATTATGTAAATATTGTGGCGAAGAGAAACCTATTACTCAGTTCAATAAAAAGAAAAATGGGAAGTACGGTGTGTCGTCTAAGTGTAAACCTTGCTTTAGTGAATATTATAAGTCCTACTACAACAAAAACAAGAAATCTAAAATTAATTCAGTAAAAAACTACTACAACAATAACAAGGATTCAGTTTTAAAATATAAGAAGGAGTATTATGTTGAAAATAGGGAGCTTCTTATTAGAAAAGCATCAGATAGAAAAGAATTTAAGAGAAAGACAAGTGGGTTTCATAGGATGAAGTATAATCTTAGAAAAAGAACATCTTCGGCTTTTAAGGTTAATTACTGGACTAAAAAAAGTAGTAATTCTAAAATGCTTGGGTGTTCCTATAATGAAGCTAAATCTTACTTAGAAAGTAAGTTTGTTGATGGAATGAATTGGGATAACTATGGAGAATGGCATATAGACCATATAAAACCTTTATGTTCTGCTGAAACTAAAGAAGATTTGATAAAACTATGTCACTACACTAATTTACAGCCTTTATGGGCAAAAGATAATTTATCTAAAGGTGGTAAATATTAGATAGCTAAGTGAAACCCTCTCAAAAAGGGTTGAACGTATTAAACTTTTCTTAAACACTAAAAAAATAAATATATCTCTTTTTTTTAAATAGCACCTTTTCCAATTCCACTTTGCGTTATCAATCACTTGACGACCCTCTTTGGGGAGGTCGTCTGCGTTAGACTACTTAATAGTAGTTCTAAAACAAAAATAAGCAAATTTAAACCAAAAGTTTTATTTATGCAAGACTTATTTTAAAAAGTTATTAACAATATTTCTATGTTATTAACAATCTTGTTTATTAAATTATTTTTATTATATTTGCATTATAAAATTAATAATTATGATAGCAACATTAAGAAAACTTACAAGAAAGTCTACGTTAAAAGTAGGTAAACACAAAGACCTTACAGTACAAAGAGTATTGGATTTAGGCAAGAAGAAGGATTTAGTATATTTATACTTTAATACGTCTAATATGACGTTTATGGATGATATATTAGATGAACTTAGGATAACAGAGGAATTTAGAATAAGTAAACCAAGTAAGAGTAGA